CGCAAGTGACCCTACAGAGCTTGAGAAGAAGGTCAGAGAGTTCCTTGCCGCTACCGGAGGCATTGCGGAAGGTCAGGAACCGGAGAACAGCATCCCTACAGGAACAGGCACCCTCAAGAAGAAGGTGGAGTTCTTTGAGAGCAGGGACTTTGTGCAGACCATTGGCGTGTGTCAGGCATGTCAGGAGCACATGGGGCTTGGGATAATCGTTGGCAAGTCCGGACAGGGCAAGACACACACCCTGAAGAAATATGCAGAGCTGCCAAGAGTCGCATACATTGAATGTGATGACACAATGGCTTGCAGAGACTTGGTGGAAGCCATTGAGAACGGGATTGGACTCCCGAAGGGATATGGTGGAACGATATGGAGCAGGGTCAACCGTATCCGTGACTTCTTCAACACCAATGAGGGCTTCCTTCTCATCATTGATGAAGCGGACAAGCTCATCAACAAGTACACACAGAAGAAGATGGAGATACTCCGTGGCATCTTTGACCAGTCGGATGTTGGCATTGTCATAGCAGGAGAGCCGAGACTTGAGACCGAGCTCAAGGGCAACCTTGCCCGTTTTGCTAACAGGATGGACTTCTACTACAAGCTGAAGGGACTGTCCAAGCATGAGGTGGCTGACTACCTTGAGGGCTTTGAGGTTGATGAGGCGGCTATGGGTGAAATGATAAGCCGGGCAACCAACGCACAGAGCGGATGCTTCCGTCTGTTGGACAGAACGCTCAACAACGTGCTCCGCATCCTGAAGGCAAAGGGTGAGACCCGGATAACCATGAAGATTGTGAGTGAAGCATCCAACATGATGATGCTGTAGGAAGGAGAGAAGGCAGATGAAGAAGTTTGAGGTTGTAATCAAGGGAGCACATGAGGAAGAGATTGGACATGAGATACTGCAAGGCATTTATGCAGCTATTCAGGCACATGGATACACGGATGTATCCGTTCATGCAGATACCATTGATGAGAAGAAATGCAGGGAGCTTCAGATACCGGAGTTTCTGACCAATTATGGAAAAGGAAGAGCTGTGGAGCCGGGCAGGATGCAGGCAAGGAGGGTGTAGTATGGCAGGAAGCGTATCACAACCAAGCATCAAGAGGGTGTGGGGCATTGCCAAGAGTCCGGAGCTGAAGCTCACGGATGAGGAGCTCCATCTCCTTGTGCAGGCACACACCGGGAAGGACAGCATCAAGGCTCTCAACAAGAGAGAGCTTCAGACGGTCATCCGTGTGCTTGGTAACATGAAGGACTCTGCCAAGAAGTCCGAGCGTGGCAGGAACCGCTACAGCGGAAGTGAGGTCACGGACAACCAACGCAAGAAGATATACAAGCTCTCACAGGAGCTTGGATGGGACAAGCCTGCAAGGGTCAATGGCATGTGCCGGAAGATGTTTGGGGTCAGTGCAGTGGAGTGGCTGAACTATCAGCAGTGCTCCAAGCTCATTGAAGCCCTGAAGAGCATGGTGCAGAGACAGAAGGCAAAGGAGGAGCAGGATGAAGGATTGCAAGCTGATAGTGACTGTCAGGAATGACAAGGTCAACTTTGAAGGACAGGACATCAGTGTGGAAGAGTTGGCACAGATAGCAGGCTTCCTTCAGGTATTCGTTGGCATGGAAGGTCTGAAGCGTGGACTGGATATGGATGATGTCAAGAACAATATGCTTGACATCCATCTTGCAGCAATGGAGACGATTGAGGAGCAGCTCCGGGCAGGACTCCTTGACCCGGATGACAGCTCATAAGGAAGGAGAGAGGCAGAGTGGCAAAGAAGAAACGGTTGACCAACAAGGAAAAGCAGACCAGAGCAGAAGTGAAGAAGAGGCTACAGGAGCAGGGGGTTCTTCCCCCGGATAAGCCCAAGCTGAACCGGAAGAAGTTCGTTGAGGAGGCTCAAGCAGAGTGGAACAACAGAGACAAGGAGTGCTTCATGTGGGACATGTACCTGATGCAGGCAATGTCTTACATGTTGGGACACGTTGAGAAGGGCGGAAGGGTATCACCTGAAGCTGTGGGAGCCGCCAAGGTTCTGAAGGTTGCCATGAAGCTCCGGGAGTTCTCTGAAGAGCTGAAGGCAAGAGGTGAGCATGAGTACAAGGTGATTGACCAATACAACTATATCAAGGACATCTTAGATGCCTAGAAAGGAGCAGACATGAACGCAGCCTATAAGAAGATGACAAGCCACGGGTCTATCAGTATCCCGGTGGCAATGAGGAGAGAGCTTGGCATTGAGCCAAAAGACCCTATGGTAGTAGAGCAGAGCGGTGGAAAAATCGTCATTTCCCCGTACACTCTCCGCTGTAATTTCTGTGGAACTACCGAAGGTGTGCATAAGTTCCATGACAAGGGTATCTGTGAAGCTTGTGCAGCTAAAATCATGGAGAAATTAGGAGGAAGTCAGTAATGGAAGGACAGACAATCAAGACCATGAGCAATGAGCAGCTCATTGGAGCCTGTGTGTGGCTTGACAGAGAGCAGAAGAAGAGCAGGACTTTGATGAACAGCTACAAAGCAGAGCTTCAGGCAAGAGGCTTGGCTATCATGGAAGACCACAATACCAAGTATGTGAAGTTTTACGGTGATGAGGGCAGTGCTGCCATCACAGACAGCATGAGCCTTGACATCCTGAACCCGGACAAGCTGAAGGAGCTTGTGGGTGAGGGCGTATACAAAATGAAGGTCAAGGAGGAGACCAAGACAAGCTACAAGTTTGACAGCAAATTTGAGAAGGCTCTGAAGGCAATCTTCACAGGTGACTACACCTTTGAGACCACGCTTGAGGAGTTCCTTGATGAAATGACCATCAAGCCGGATGACAAGCAGAAGAAGCTCCTCCTGAAGAAGCTGAAGGGAGAATTTGAGAAGGACAAAGAGACTCTCATCTCCGTCTTGGTTCCTGAAGGGGAAGAAGCTCCGGACTTTGATGTGGAGCTTTGGTTCATCTACCGTATCAAGAACGGTGAGCTCATCAAGGCTTTTCTCCCGGAAGAGATGATTGATGCAACCATTGAGGGCATCAGGAAGAGCATCTTTGTGGAGACCAAGACATCCATCACATTAGACTATGACACGGAAAAGGAGGAATAATCATGGCAGACAACAAAAAAGAATTGCTTAGTGAACAGACTAAGGACATGACTCCTGAAGAGAGAGCAGAGCTTCAGGAAAGAGTAAGCAAGATGACAGAAGAAGAGCTCAAAGAGTTCCGCAACAGTTTTGACCCGGACAGCATGGGCTTTAGTGGAGAGGAGTGTGTGTAGTAATGGAAGCGGCAAAGATTAAGAAAATCTTGACCCCGTACAACTTCACCAACAAGGATGATGTGGGTCGTATCGAGTACATAGTTATTCACTTTGTAGGAGCTCTTGGTGGAGCAGAAGCCAACTGCAACTATTTTGCAGGACAGTATGTAGGAGCATCCGCTCACTACTTTGTAGACTTTGATGGTAGTGTATATCAGAGTGTGGCAGATGAGGATATTGCATGGCATTGTGGAGCAAAGAGCTATAAACATGCAGAGTGCAGAAATTCCAATTCTATCGGCATTGAGCTCTGTGTAAGATGCAAAGGCAGTCAGACAGCGGACAGCAAGGATTGGTACTTTGAGGATGCCACTGTAGAAGCAGGCATTGAGTTGACCAAGTATTTGATGGAACTGTATGGAGTTCCGGCTGAAAAGGTCATCCGTCACTATGATGTGACCGGAAAGATTTGCCCTAACCCTTATGTATATAACCATACAGAGCATAAGTGGGATGAGTTCAAGGCTGCCATTGCCAAGAAAGAGGAGCCCGTGAACAAAGAAGAGATGACCAAGATAACCGGAAAGGCTGAAGCCACAGCGGAGCAGATGGCAGCATACATCAAGGCAAAGAATGGAGATGTTGCACAGAGCGTACTTGACATGATACCTCTCTATCTCTCTGAAGGTGAAGCGGAGAATATCCGTGGTGACATTGCCTTTGCACAGAGCTGTCTTGAGACCGGGAACTTTGGTTTTGCCGGAAGTGCTGTGGAGCTCTCACAGAATAACTTCTGTGGTATGGGCGTGACACAGAACGGAATGAAGGGCAACAGCTTTGAGACACCGCAGCTTGGCATCAGAGCACAGATACAGCACCTCAAGGCATACGCCAACACGGTGAAGCTCAAACAGG